GGTCTGCTCAGCGATGTCGCGCAGCTGGTTCAGGTCCTCAGCGGTCAGAGTCGCCGCTTGGAGCAGTTGGTCGACGCCCGATTGTAGGCCGGCCAGGTTGGGGCGCCCGCCGGCACCAAGCACCAGCGCCCCAGAGATCGCGGTGAAGGCAGTGTTCACCGGCAGTGACTGGGCCGCCTGTGCATAGATCGTCTGGTAGACCGGCGCACCGATCACGAGCTCCAGGAATGCACCCCAATCGCCCAGGGGCGAGGGGGGATCTGGAGCGGGTTCTGCAAGGGTTGGGTTATTCCCCTCCTCAACCCAGGACAAGAAGGCCTGATAGTCAACGTTCTCGGGGTCGGTCGGAATGATCGCACCGTCAGAGATTCGCCTAAGAGCCTGGCCGAGGCCGGTCTCGGTTAGTTCGTACGTCACAACTCCGCCTGGGAGGTCATCGTCCCAGACATCGTAGCCGTGCCCGACGCCGTCGCTGCCGCGAATATCTGGACCCCATCGGTCGTGATGGCGCTGACAGACCCGCTGCTAGCGTTGGCATAGTCCACAAGCCGAAAGCCGATGGTAGGCGTAGCGCGCTTTTGGGTGGAATAGCTCATCCACATAGAGAACGGAGAACTTGCTGTCGCATACTGGACGAAGGAGAAGTTGTTGACCTCGAAGTATCTCTGGCACATCGAAAACTCGGTCGCGGAGTCCCTCTGCTCAAATGGGGTCGGCTCGGTCCCTGTTTCAAGCTGCACCCGGCCCAGGTCCCACGTTCCACTCGTCTGTGCGCCCACGATCAACAGGATTTCGATACCGGTCGTTGCCGCTGCCGGAATGTCCACCTCAATGTCGTAGCGGGTATAGGTGCTGCTGATGGCGACAGATCCTGTGGCGATCAGCGTCTTCGTCGGTGCGGCTAGCAGGCCGAAAGCATCGTTGGTGTTTGCGTAGCTGATCGTCCAGTCCAGCGTCGTCAGGAGGCTGTTGCTCGTCCAAAAACTCAGAGTGGCCTTACCGCCGGCCAAGTCGCGGCAGTTGAGAGCCTCGACTCGCTGTCCTACGCCAATCGCCGACACACTCGCGGCACCGGTATGCCGCAAGCGAAAGGGATCCACCTGGCTACCTGCAATCGTAACCCGTTGGCACGTGGGATCCCCACCCAGGCTGTAGCTGAACCAGCGATCTATGCGATAAAGAACGTTCGCCAGCCCAGCCGTAACCGTGACCGGGCTGGCATTGTTGTACTGGTCAAACCGCATGTCGCCGTTGATGATGCGGTTCCGTATTCCAGCCAACTGCCCACCGTTCAGGGCCCCCAGCGTCACCCCGCTGGTCAGCAGGTCCGTCAGATAGTCTCGCACCCACTGAGTCGGGGCGAGCCGGCGACTATCGTCGCTGAGGGTAGGAACGGCCCCCATGGACAACGTCGGGGCCCCTTGAAGGATGACCGCTTCCGGGTCGACAGCCTGGTTGTTGTAGGTCGACGAGATCCCACCCAGGGCACCAGCCATGTACTCCAGCAACTGCCCGATGCCGACCCGGAACTCTTCTCGGGTAACGGCGACGTTGTCGAGGCTGTCGGGCTCGCCTCTGATCGGTAGGTTGGTCATGCCCGCACTCTAGTAACCGACGATCACCAGGTCCACCAACGCGGCCGTATCGGCGCCGGTCGCGTCAACGGTGCGCACATCTACCCGGTCGGTGCCCTTGTAGACAATCCGCCCACCTACTGCCACCCCCGGTGCCGAGGGGTTGTTCTGCACAGCCATGGTGACCGCCTTGACCCTGCGGAACAGACCAGGCGGCAGGGGCACGGCGGTCACTCCGGCCACAGCCGGGAAATCCTCGATCGTCCAGACCACGTCGGGTACGTCCAGCACCAGATCGATATCTTGGATGCGGGCGGGTTCGCCGTCGGTGCTGGCGACAGATTCGAGAGTGACCTGCCAGGCGCCGGCAGTCAGCTTCTGGTGGGGGGCGTAGGGGTGGAGACCGGCAGCGCCTCCCAGGGACTCGCCCAGGTGGAATGGTGCTCCCCCGGCGACGCTATACATCGGGTCCGTCAACGGATCACCGTACCTCAGCCCCAGGCCGGCGCTGCTGACATCCTCCAGGAGCCACCGGTACGAACCGGTGTTCGACTCGGTGTAGATTAATAGGGCGGTCCCATCCGTGACCACCTCGAAGAGGGCCTGATAGATCATCGGCTGGCCAGCATCGACCTGGACAAGCTCACCACCGCTGTTCCCGGCGTAGATGGATTCTTCGAGAGGCGATTCGTAGAGGGGGCCACTCGTCGGGGGGAAGTAGAACGGGGCACTGCCGGCCCCAACAATCTCGCCGTTGAGCAGGTCCCCAGGCCAGCCCTCCAGGGACAGGTCCAGCAGAGTGAGGATATTGGTGGGGTGTGGTTGCCCGATACCAACTGTGACCACAGCCAACTCGTCCGAAAGCCACCCAGTCCGGTCTCGGGCCCTCAGCATGACCGTGAAGGTCCCATAATCCATCAGGTGGGTCTCGAACCAGAAGGTATCCCCGGGCACCCCAGCCGACAGCAGCGAGAAGGCACCCTCCCAGCCGACATCGATGCCCCGCCGGTACCGGACATCAAAGCCAGCGATGTCGGAGACCAGACCAGCCCCCCAACGGTCGGCGAACGGCGGGGGGTCTGGCATGAACCAGGAAAACCGACGGCTGCCCATCCGGCTCTGCCCATCCTGCTCGGTGACGAGCCGGAAGTCGGTCGGGGTCGGAGGCACGATCTCCAGCCGATCCACCGTGTCGAGCATGTAGGACCTGCCTTCTAGCCCCGGCACAAACGTGATCAACCGGGCCCGGATCTCCCAGGTCGTGGGCACCGGCAGCAGAGCCTCAACGTTGGCATTCGGGGCGCCTATGCCCAGGAGAGCATATCCGTCGGCGTCTGTGGCTGTGCCATCTGGCAGTGGAGCCCCGACAGGGCGCCCCCACACCTCGATCGAACGGGCGTAGGGCGGCACCTCGGTGTAGATGTCCCAGGTCCAGATGTGCCCGCCGGTCGCCAGGTTCGTATGCGACAAGACCCCGGCCGGGCCGGTTTCGCCCCCGGGCCGGGGCACGATGGCCTCGAAATCCGGGATCGGCAGCCATACCTCCAGCGGCACTGCCTCGATCTCCGGAGACCACAGCGATTCGGCGCCGGCTTTGCCTATCGCGGCCATCCGGACCTTGTATCGGGTCTGAGATTGATACCCGTCGAGGGGGATCACCTCGGTAGTATCGGTCTGGCGTTCGGTCTCTGCCCACTGGTTTGTCCAGGTGATGGCACCCCCGGCGCCCACTTCGCCCCGCTGGTATTGGAGCCGGAACCCGGTCGTCGCCAGGTCGAAGCCCCCGTCGATGAACCGCCGATCCTGGGGAAGCCAGTTGACTTCCAGCTTGGCCTGGCTGTTGTCCCAGATGATCCGGGCCGCCTGGATGGTCGGTGGCAGAGGATCCAGCAGCTTGAACAGGTAGTCTTCATCGTCTGTGAGCGGGGTATCGAAGTCCACCCGGTCGTAGATGTCGGCCCGGTACCGGAGGGCCGTGACGGAATACCGGTTCTGGCCGAGCTCATCGATGCCCAGGACCCGGAACGGTTGGGCCTGGAAATTGGGCACCTCCAGCAGCCAGGGGGAGCCCGGGATCGGTCGACTGGTGTCGCCCCACCCGGAGACCGTCACGACGGCCCCGGAGACCCCCGCAACGTTCGCCTGGGGTAGTCCGGCCCCGGATTGCCAGGAGAACACCGCTCCCGCCCAGCCGGAGATAGGCGTCGGGGGCGCCGCGTCCAAGGTGATAGTGTCGCCGGTCTGCGAGACCACCCGCCCCCCGAATCGGGCACCCCCCTTATCGGGGTCCATGACCTTGATCAGATCGCCCGGACGGAGGGCCATACCGATGGCACCCACCTTGAACGTCACCGTGTCGTCGAGGATGGCCTCCGAGAGTAAGGCCCACTGGGCTGTGCGCAGCGCCTGGCCCCGGCTGGTCAGGCCATTGAGCCGGAGCTCCAGGGGGCGGTAACCCAGACGCGACAGGGCCTCGGAGTCGGCGACATACTCCACCCGGGGCTGGTACGCGTTGGCCGGGTCATCCCAGCTGACCAGACAGACGGTGTGACGGGTGCGTTTTGCCGTGCCCTGATACTCGAAGCACGGCTCGGTGACCTGTCCGGAGTCATCGACGGCCTGCTCGACGTTGGAGGGGTTGAAGGTATAGAGGAACGCCCCGGGAGCGTCCTGGGTGCTGACGACCAGGCCGGCGCTCCAAAAGATCTGGCCCCGAAAGATGGAGGCCAGCTGCTGTAGGACCACCCAGGCGTCGTCTTGCGTGGTCAGGATCAGGTTGCACCTGAACCGCCGCTCAAGCCCTCCGCCGGCTGCTGGCACCAGGCCGTCGCAGTACTGGCCGATCGAGTAGAGGCTCCATTTGTCGATCAGCACCGGATCGATCGACTCCCCCAGCCCATATCGGGGGTTGGTGACCATGTCGTAGAAGCACCAGGCCGGGTTATCGGTCCAATCCTCCTTGAAGCTACCGTCCCAGAGGTCGACGTAGGTCCCCGTCCAGGAGTTGTAGTTCGTGGGCACCTTGCAGATCTTGCCATACAGGTCGATGGCGACCGCCGGCAGGTTCGTGTACCGGTCTGCCCGGGCAGCCAGGGTAAGCGTCGCGCTGTATCGGCGCCCCAGGGCCAGGATCGGACCGTAGCTCAGGTTCGTGAAGCTGAACGCCGAGCGGAACGACGCGATCGGTGTTTCGAGGGCGTCGTCGTCCGCGGCCATCCGGACCACGCGGACGACCCAGGGGCCAGGCCCCTGCAGGTCCCACTCGTGCTCGCGCTGGAACGGCCCGCTGAACTTACCGAAGGTGAAGCCGGCGAATACGAGCCGAACGACCCCGTTGGCATCGGTGTAGTCGATCAGGTAGGGGACCTGCGCCTCCAGGATGTCGCCGGTCTGCTTGAACGCGACGAGCAGCGCCTCCCAGGTGAGGATCAGCCGGGCTCGGTGTGGTGTGGTCGGGTCGCTGGGCATCGCGGTAGCGAACACCGGAAACAGGGCCCGGACCGACTGCCCGACGCCGATGGTGTTCCACTGGACGCCATACCCGGGAACCGCGGTCTGATCGAAGGTACCATAACTGAGCACCAGGTCTTCAACCGGTACCGTCCCACCGAGCCCCCGGACCGACAGCGGCGTGTCGTCCAGATAGGTGCTTGCCAGGAGCCCAGCAAGGGTTCGTCCTTCTTTGGGGCCCCAGATCGGTCCCTCACAGAGGAGGAACTGCATCTGGGCGAAGCTGATCGAGCGCAGGAAGGCGCTGTCCGGACTGGTGATGGGCGCCCGGGGCTTCTTGGAGCCCCCGCCACCGATGCCCCCAGCCCCCGAGATCTGCTTCACAGCTGCTGCCCCGCGATGATACCCAGGAGCCCCTGGGTGCCAGAGATGTCGACGGGCCGGGTGATCGGCAGGTTGCCCAGGGAGAAGCTGATCACGAGCGGGTTCTCGACCCTCCGGAGGCCATAAACGACGGGCACTGGACTCCCCTGGCCGCCAGTCCCCGCCGCGTTCGAGTAGAGGCTCGATTCCAGCTGCTTCGTGTCGGCATCGACGGGAGCACGTGGGGTCTTCGTTAGGAGGCTGGCGACGCCACCGAGGACCAGGGCACCCCCGGTCAGGAGCAGGCTGGAAGAGGACAGGCCCAGAAAGCCGATGCCCCCGGTAAATGCCCCCAGGGCGATGAA